GTTTCCCTATGCGTAGAGCGTTGGAGAGGAAGATAGAAGAGCTTGGGGGGATAGAGTTCGTTACCGCACATATCTCTCAAGGAATGACCATTGGACGCTTGGCAGAGTTTATAGAGTGTTCTAGGCCCATGCTTTCTTTCTGGATAAACCATACGGATGAGAGAAGGGATGCGGTACTTGGGGCACGTAAGCTAAAGGCTGAGAAACTGGCAGAAGAGGCCTTAGACATTGCTGACCAAGCAGATGAGACTTCTAACTCAGGAGTTAACAAAGCCAGGCTACAAGTAGATACCCGTAAGTGGATGGCCTCCAAGCTAGATCCTGAGAACTACGGAGACACTGCTAAAACCCAAGTAAACATCAGTTTGGGTGATCTACACCTACAAGCTCTTAAGCACATGGGTAAAATAGAAGAGGTTACTACCTTGGAAAACAATGGCTAATAACCCCTTTATCCAGTTCATTACCCTATATCGGAATGACCCTGTTCTGTTTGTCAAAGAAGTCTTAGGAGTAGAGCCTGATGATTGGCAGCAAGACTTTCTTAACGCTGTAGCTACTGGTGAGCGTAAGATATCCATTAGATCTGGTCACGGAGTGGGTAAGTCCACTACCGCTTCTTGGGCAATGCTATGGTTCTTGTTGACCAGGTATCCCGTAAAAGTCGTGGTTACTGCACCTACTTCTGCCCAACTGTATGACGCTTTGTTTGCCGAGCTAAAGAGGTGGGTCAAAGAACTACCTAAACCTATCCAAGACCTACTTGATGTCAAACAAGAGAGGATAGAACTCAAGGCAAGTGCGACAGAAGCTTTTATCTCTGCTCGAACCAGTAGAGCTGAACAACCCGAAGCACTACAAGGTGTCCACTCTGAGAACGTCATGTTGGTAGCGGATGAGGCTTCTGGTGTTCCAGAGGCAGTATTCGAGGCCGCTGCGGGTTCTATGTCTGGTCATAACGCTTTGACCATCCTACTTGGGAATCCCGTCAGGTCATCTGGCTTCTTCTTTGACACGCACAACAGATTAAAAGACGAATGGTGGACTAGACGGGTATCCTGTATTGACTCTACCCGTGTCAGTAAAGAGTATGTAGAAGACATGAAATCCCGCTATGGCGAGGAATCTAATGCCTATCGGATCAGGGTTCTGGGTGAGTTTCCACGTAGTGATGATGACACCATTATCCCTATGGAACTGCTTGAGTCTGCCAAACATCGGGATACCAGAGCCTATGAAGATGCTCCGATTGTCTGGGGACTAGACGTTGCTCGCTTTGGATCGGACTCTTCTGTCCTCTGTAAACGTCAATCAAACGTTGTGCATACTCTTGAGCGTTGGAGGAACCTAGACCTGATGCAGTTAACGGGTGCAGTGGTGGCTCAGTACGAAGCCTGTGACCACAAGAGTAGACCAACAGAGATTCTGGTTGACTCTATTGGACTAGGCGCAGGTGTTGTTGACCGATTAAGAGAACTAAAGTTGCCATGCCGTGGCATTAACGTATCAGAGAGTCCCGCAATGGGCGGTACTTATCTCAATCTTCGTGCAGAACTATGGCACAAAACCAAGGCTTGGCTTGAGAAACGTGACTGCAAGATACCAAACAATGAGGATTTCATTGCTGAACTGGCGACTGTAAGGTACACCTTTACATCTAACGGCAAGATAAAGATTGAATCCAAAGACGATATTCGTAGACGGGGATTGAAATCTCCTGACATGGCTGACGCATTTGTGTTGACATTTGCTTCAGATGCCGCTACTGTGTCTTGGGGATCAAATATGTCATGGGGTAAACCGATTAAAAGGTTGATCCGTGGTCTAGTCTGATTGCCGTTGCCATTTTAGAGCCACCTTAAACAAGTGGCTCTTTTTTTTATTAACACAGTATGGTAGTATTACGAAACCTATATTGGAGATTCCTATGAACATGGATGATGCTGCCAACAAGATTGGCAAAGTAATGGGTGAATACAAGCGTGGCAAGCTCAAGTCTTCTTCTGGTCAAAAGGTTAAATCCCGTGACCAAGCCGTAGCTATCGCAATGAGCGAGTCTCGTGCTATGCCCAAACGTGGTGGTCGTACTGCAACCAATCGGAGCAAGAAATGAAGCCTGGACTCTATGCCAACATTAATGCCAAGCAAGAACGTATTAAGGCTGGCTCTAAAGAGAAGATGAGAAAGCCTGGCACTAAGGGCGCACCTACTGCCAAAGATTTTAAACAAGCAGCTAAAACTGCTAAAAAGAAGTAACCAACTGGAGAACTTATATGAGCAGATTAGCCCGTGATGATAATGGTCAACTAACCCAAATTTTTGCTTTGGGCACAACCCAAGTTATGACTGTGACAGCTACTAGCGCACAGTCAACAGCAATTGCTTCTGATTGCACAATTATTCGATTGGCAAATGGTAGCGCAGCGCAGTGTCACTTTGAGATTGGCACTAACCCAACTGCTACATTGACCACAAGTGCAATGCTTCCCGCTAACTCAGTGGAGTTTATTAAAGTTGCTGGTGGCAGTAAAGTAGCCGTTATCCGTGGCGCTACAGCTACTGATGTTTCAATTACGCAAATTATCTAAATGAGCGCAGCGTGGACCAGAAAAGAAGGGCAAAACCCTAAAGGTGGGTTAAATGCCAAAGGTCGTGCTAGTTTAAAAGCACAAGGCCAAGACATTAAAGCCCCCGTTAAGTCTGGAGATAATCCACGTAGAGCTAGTTTCCTTGCAAGAATGGCAGGAAACGATGGTCCTGAGTATAAAGATGGAAAGCCAACTAGATTACTTCTAAGCCTCCAAGCATGGGGTGCAAGCAGTAAAGCAGATGCTAAAGCAAAGGCTAAAGCTATTTCTGCAAGGAATAAAAAATGAAATGCCCTATCGCTACTTATGACATCAAAGCCAATTTGAAAGCCCGTAATTGGGCAATCAAGAATGTTGACTATGGTCCTGCTAACCCAGAAGAAGATAACGAAGAGTATTGGCAGAACCTTGCTGATATGTGGACAGTATCTATTGATGAAGTTCAAGAGATGCGCTGTGGTAACTGCGCCGCCTTTATCCAGACTCCAGAGATGTTGGACTGTATCCTTAAAGGTATAGACGAAGAGACTGATGGATACGCCAAAGACGTACAAGGTGCGGCTAACTTAGGCTACTGTGAACTGTTTGACTTTAAGTGTGCAGGTGAGCGTACCTGTTCAGCATGGCTATCTGGTGGTCCAATCACCAAGAAGATGACCAAGAATCAGCAGAATATGTTGATGATGGCTAAGACAGAATACGAAATGGAAGATGAGGAAGACTAAATGGAAGCCTTATTAGCATCATTCTTAGAGTCGCTAATGCCAGCGGCAGTCGGTGGATCAGAGGCCGTCATGAGTGGTGGTGCGGCTCCAATGTCTTTTGGCGATACTCTTGGTGGCTTTGCACAAAACCAGCTTGGTCAGCAAATGGCTCCTACTATGGATCTATATAACACCATGACCAACCCAAATACATCAATGGGTGATATGGCTAACTCAGCATTTAAATACTCTTTCAATCCTAAAGAAGATGAAAAAGCATTAATGATGCCCCAAATGGGTGGTGGTTATGGTGGCGGTATGTCCAACAACTACGTTGGTGGCATTCCTTCTCTTTTACAGAATACTGGATCTGGAATCCTCCCTTATATCGGTTCACGATAAGGAAATATATGATTAACGAAAACCCCATGTTGATGGCAGAAACCCTGCAAGGCGAGATGGAGGGTGATGAGGTAATGTCTGAAGAGCAACTTCAAGGCGTTATTTCTGCTGAAATTTATGATGCCATTTCTTTCATTGATGACGACATTGGTGGCAATCGTGCGTTAGCTACTGAATACTACTATGGTCAACCCTTTGGTGATGAAGATGAAGGCCGTTCACAAGTAGTATCAATGGATGTCCGTGATACTGTTCAAGGCATCCTGCCAAGCTTGATGCGTATTTTCTTTGGCCCAGAGCGTGTGGTTGAGTTCACCCCCCAAGGACCAGAAGATGTTCAGAATGCTGAACAAGCTACAGATTATGTAGACTTCATTTTTAAGCGTGATAACCCAGGCTTTAAGATTTTGCACTCAGCCTTTAAAGACGCTTTGGTTCGCAAGTGCGGAATTATAAAATACTGGTGGGATGAGTCAGTAGAAGTTAAAGCAGAATCATTCTCTATGCTTGATGAGCAAAGCATGATGATGCTGACAGAGAACCCAGACGTAGAGATCTCTGCGGTACGTGAGTATCCAGTGCCTGGTACTGAGCCAATGAATCAAGCTCAAGGCATTATGACTCCACCACCCATGATGTACGATGTGGAGATCAAGAGAAGAATTAAGACGGGCAAGGTAAAGATTGAAGCTCTACCCCCAGAAGAGTTCTTGATTGACCGCAGAGCAAAGTCTATTGAAGAGGCTACTTTTGTAGGCCACAGGACTATGAAGACTGTTTCCGATCTAGTCGCTATGGGTTATGACTACGATGAAATGGTTGAAGTTGCAGGTAATGGTAATGACTTTGACAACAATCAAGAGTACCAAGCCCGTAACCCGTTTGCTGTTATCAGTACCGCAAACAATGGTGATCCATCTAGCAAGAGTGTTCTTTATATTGAAGGCTACTTGAAGGTAGACTTTGATGGCGATGGCATTGCTGAGATGCGTAGAATTTGCACAGTAGGTACTGGTAACAAGGTTCTACGCAATGAGATTGTTGATGACAGACAATTTGCTGACTTCTGCCCAGACCCAGAACCCCATACCTTTTTTGGTATGTGTCCTGCTGACGTAGTGATGGATATTCAGCGTATCAAATCCAGTGTCCAGCGTGGCATCTTGGACTCTTTGGCTCAGTCCATCCATCCCCGTACAGCCGTAGTTGAGGGACAGGCAAACATTGATGATGTTCTAAATACCGAAGTTGGTGCGATTATTCGCATGAGAGCGCCAGGTATGGTTCAGCCGTTCACTACTCCATTTGTTGGTCAGGCAGCATTCCCAATGCTTGACTACTTGGATGACATTAAACAGACACGTACAGGCATTTCCAAAGCCGCAGCAGGGTTAGATGCAGATGCACTGCAAAGCACTACCAAGGCCGCAGTATCAGCGACTGTCAATGCCGCCCATCAGCATATTGAGATGATTGCCCGCATCTTTGCTGAAACAGGTTTGCGTAAGTTGTTTACTGGCATCTTGAAGTTGGTTGTTGAGAACCAAGATCGTGCCCGTATGGTTCGTTTGCGTAATACATTCGTGCCTATTGACCCCCGTTCTTGGGATTCAAACATGGACGTAACAGTTAATGTTGGTGTTGGTGATGGCACTATTGAAGACCGAATTAATATTTTGAACCAAGTGGCTATGCGTCAGGAAATGCTGATTGAAAAGACAGGCCCTAATAATCCTGTTGTAACAGTACCACAGTATACAAATACGCTAACTAAGATGTTGCAACTGGCTGGTATTAAGGATTCACAGAACTACTTTAATCAGTTACCTGCTGACTTCCAGATGCCGCCACCAGAGGCTCCAAGGCTTACTCCAGAAGAAACTTTGGCTCAAGTACAGGCCCAAGCTATTCAAGCTGATATTCAAAAGAAAGCGGCTGAATTGGATTTAGAGCGTCAGAAAATGATTATGTCTGATGACAGAGAACGTGATCGTATTGAACAAGATGGTATTTTGCGTAGATATGAGCTAGAATTGAAATATGGTGTACAAATTCAAAGTGCGGAAATAGATGCCGCAATGAATCGTGACCGAGAATTAATCCGTCAACAGGCTGCAATGAATCAGACGCAAGTCCCTCAACAGCCACAACCAATGATGTAAATGGACGATCTAGAAATTAACCTCGCAAGAGGAGACAGAGCTAAGTTACTTTTAGAAGATGAACTTCTAAATGAAATGCTTAAACGTATTGAAGATGACTGTTATCTTGAGATTAGGTCTTCCAAATTAATGGAGAATCCTATTAGAGAGCAAGCATATTTGCTTCTCAAGACAGTAGACATTTTAAGAACAAAACTACGCTCTGTTATGGATACAGGCAAGATGGCAGAAGTTGCCCTTGTCCGCAGACGGGGTAGACCCCCAAACAAATGATTGTTAAACTAAGAGGTAAATATGTCCGATAACGCAAATGCAGTCGGTTCGATTACAGTAAATCAAGCAGCGCAAAGCTTTGCTACTATGCTAGACAGCCAAGAGGGTGTTGACACTGGTGCAGAGGCGCAACCAGAGGAGGAGCAATCCGAATCTGAGTCCGAGGGAATGGAATCTGCGGAGCCGCAAGACGAAGCAGAGGAAACTTCCGAGGAAGTAGGAAGCGAAGACGAAGAGTCCGAAGATGAAGCTCCTAGGGATGAGAAGTTTGTTGTCAAAGTTGATGGCAAAGAAATCGAAGTCCCAAAGGAAGAACTTATCCGAGGTTATCAACGTGAAGCTGACTACACACGGAAAACGCAGAAACTAGCAGAAGAGCGCAAATTAGTCGAGTCTGAGTTTCAGCAAGTACGTGGAGAGCGTGAACAATATGCACAGGTGTTAGGACAATTACAGCATAAATTACGGGAGTTTGAGCCTCCAGAGCCTGATTGGAATCGTTTAGAAGTTGAAGATCCGACTGAATATGCCCGTCAATGGACATCTCATCAGCGTAGACAGCAACAGAAATTCGCAGTCCAAGCAGAGCAAGCGAGACTACAACAACTGTATCAAGCTGAATCTCAAAAGCAGATACAAAATGTTTTAGCGCAGGAAACTGCCGTTTTGAAAGAGAAGATTCCAGAGTGGAATTCTCCAGAGAAAGCTAAAGCAGAAGGTAAAGCTTTATTAGAGTATGGTCAGAATTTGGGTTTTACCGAGCAGGAGCTGAACAGCATTAGCGATTCACGGGCATTACTAGCGCTTCACAAGGCGTGGAAGTATGACCAGATGATGAGCAAGCGTCCAGAATTCCAAGCGAAGATTAAGAAAGCACCAAAGATGGTTAGCTCTGGTTCAGCAGGTAGCGTAAGTTCTAAGTCTAGTGATTTAAATAACGCAAAAAAGCGTCTTGCACAAACAGGAAGCGTCAGAGATGCCGCATCACTTTTCGAGAAATTTATTTAAGGACCTATCATGGCTGCTATTACAAACACCTACACCCGCTTTGACGCTAAGGGTGTACGGGAAGATCTTTCTAACGTCATTTATCAGATCTCTCCAGAAGAGACACCATTCATGTCTAACGTTGGTCGTGAGAACGTCACCAACACATTCTTTGAATGGCAAACAGATGATCTGGCTGCTGCCAGCACAACCAATGCACAGATCGAGGGCGATGACATCACCTCTTTCACAGCAGTTACAGCTACTGTTCGTTTGGGCAACTACACCCAGATTAGCCGTAAGGATGTAATCATTGCTGGTACATTGGAAGCTGTTGACAAGGCAGGTCGTCGCTCAGAATTGAGCTATCAAATGGCTAAAAAATCTGCGGAAATTAAGCGTGACATGGAGTCAACAATGTTGGCTAACCAAGCCGCTGCCGCTGGTTCTACGTCATCTGCTCGCAAATCAGGCGCTTTGTTGGCCTTCTTGAAGACCAATACTAGCGAAGGTACTGGTGGTTCTGATCCTTCATACACCACTATCCCTGATGCGGCTCGTACTGATGCCACAACAACTAACTTGCGTTCATTCAGCGAAGCATTGCTGAAAGACGTAATTCAGAAGGTGTGGACAGAAGGCGGCTCTCCTTCTATCGTTATGGCTGGTCCTGTTAACAAACAGAACTTGTCTAAGATGGCTGGTATTGCTGCACAGCGTTTTCATGTTACAAGTGCTAAACCTTCAACGATCATTGGCGCTGCCGATGTTTATGTCTCCGATTTTGGAAACGTGAGCATTGTTGCTAACCGCTTCCAACGTGAGCGTGATGTTTTTGTGCTTGATCCTGAGTACGCAAGCGTTTGCTATCTGCGTCCTTTCCAGACAGTTGAACTGGCTAAGACAGGTGATGCCGAGAAGCGTATGCTCTTGTGTGAGTGGGGCTTGAAGATCAAGAATGAGAAAGCTCATGGCGCTGTCTATGACTTGAACTCAACAATTCAGACCTAATCTGAGTAACCAAGGGTGGGCTAATAACCCACCCTTTTTTTTATGACTACAAAAATCTTTGACATAAACTCAGAAATGGGAACTCAAAAGCTTTGGCATTACGATGCTGAAAAAGATGAGGCAACCATTCAAACAATCATTGATGCTACTGAAGTAGTAGAAGCAAATAAAGAACGATTTAATTCGTTTGATGAAAAGGCCAATTGGAAGGGTGATATGCACCATGTTGCATCTATTCCTATGGCTTTGTTTTATCAGATGAAAGCCGAAGGCAAATTAGAAGACCAAGCTTACATGAAGCGTTGGTTGAATGACCCTGATAATCGTGCATTTCGCACAAGACCTGGAGAAGTTTAATGGATAGTAAGACCATTGGGATATTAGTCCCAACACGGGACTTTGTTAATTCTGGATTCGCATTTGACTTAGCTAGGCTAGTTGGATTTACTGTAGGTACAACAAATCACAAAGTGGTGATTTACACTAGCTCTGGCACATTGTTGTCAGCACAACGTCAGGATTTGGCTAGGGATGCTATTGAAGCTAAGTGTACCCATACCCTGTGGCTAGATAGCGATATGCGGTTTCCAAAAGATTCCATTATTCGCTTGTTAAAACACAATACAGGTATTGTCTGTGGAAACTATGCCAAGCGTAGATTCCCTACAGAACCTATTGCGGTGAAAAAAAATACTCCAGATATGGATGCAACATTTATCAATCGGGTATATACTGAGGACGATTCAACAGGACTTGTTGAAGTAGACTACTGCGGAATGGGTGTAATGCTCGTTAAATCCGAAGTCTATAAATCTATGGAATATCCTTGGTTTGCTATCCCTTGGGTTCCCGCTGCGGAAGACTACATTGGTGAAGATGTATGGTTTTGCCGTAGAGCCGCACAAAATGGGCACAAAACTTATGTTGACCAGGATCTCTCAAAGGAGATTCACCATATTGGCACATTTGAATACAAACATGAACACACACTAATGTGTAGGGATGTAGAAAATGGCACTTGATACTTTTGCAGGACTTAAAGCAACAATAGCAGATTATCTTAATCGGGATGACCTGACTTCTGTTATTCCTAGCTTTATTACTATTGCAGAAGCTAAATTCAACCGCAAGTTGCGTACACGCCAGATGATTAAGCGTGCCAATGGTCAGATTGAGTCTGCATTCTTTGCGTACCCTTCTGATTGGCTACAGGCCAAAGAGTTTCAATTAAACACCAATCCCATTGTCAGACTACAGTTTGTCACTGAGGCTTATGGTGATGAATTAAAGGCTAATAGATACGTTTCTATTGGTCAACCAGCTTATTACACAATTACTGGTACGCAATTGGAGTTTATTCCTGCTCCAGATTCAACATATAGCGCAGAACTTACATATTATGCTAAGATTCCTGCGTTGAGTGATTCAAACACAAGCAACTGGCTTTTAGCTTATGCCCCAGACTTGTACCTGTATGGTGCGCTTATGGAGGCTGCACCATATTTAAAAGACGATGAACGTCTACCAGTATGGAGTCAGATGTATGTCAACTCCTTGGGCGACATTGAAGTGGCAGATCAAAGGGCATCTGTTTCTTCAACTCCACTTGTTCGTGCCCGTTCTTTGGGGTAATAAATGTCATCTTTTTCAGACTACACAGAAAATCTTGTACTAACGTACTTGTTTACGACAGGTTCTGCAACACGCCCTACTGCTTGGTATGTGGGCTTATTCACTGCCGCACCTAGTGATACTGGTGGCGGTACAGAAGTATCTGGTAATGGTTATGCCCGTGTAGTTACAGGAACTATCTCTGGTAGCGGTACTGCTACAACATTTACCAATGCTGCCGCAATTGAGTTTGCCGCTGCCTCTGGTGGTAATTGGGGAACTATTGGTTGGGCGGCTATTTTTGATGCTTCTACTAGTGGCAATATGTTAGCTTGGGCACCTTTGACAACATCTAAAGCAATTAATGACGGAGACATCTTCCGTATTCCTGCTTCTAGCTTGTCTATAACATTGGCATAAGATGGCTGCTTACGGGCGTGGCGATTATGGTGGAGGAAGGTACTCCTTTGGAGCGTACTTAGGTGCGTTTGCTATTGTTTCTGCGTCTACTGTAGTTGTTGCTGGTGAGAAGATAAAAGATGCTCAGATTGCAATAAGTTCAACTAGCACAGTATCCATAGACGCAAAGAAGATAGCGACTGCAACTATAGATATAGCAAGTAGCTCTGTATTAACTGTTGCTGGTGGTATTTCAGCCGCTGGCAATGTTGTTATTGTTGCAACAAGTATTTTGGACATTCAATATAATCGAATACAACATTTTTCAGCGGCAATTATTGATTCTTCTAGTGTTGTGATTAACGCTAGAAAGAAATGGGAAACAGAAACAGATGTGTCAGAAACTTGGACGGAAATCCAAGATGTTGCAGAGTCTTGGACAACAGTTTCGGTTTAAATAAGTCTTTTAGGGGTAAATAATGGCAGATACAACAACCACAAACCTAGCTTTAACAAAGCCAGAAGTTGGCGCTTCAACAGACACATGGGGTACAAAGATCAATACTGATCTGGACTCTATTGATGCGTTGTTTGATGCTGGTCCATTACTCAAAGTAACAAAGGGTGGTACTGGTGTTGGTACTAGCACTGGATCTGGAAACAATGTGTTGTCAACTTCGCCAACACTTGTTACACCTATTCTTGGTACACCTACAAGTGGTACGCTTACCAATGCTACTGGTCTTCCATTAACCACTGGCGTTACAGGAACTCTTCCTATTGCTAATGGTGGTACAGGGACGACATCTACAACATTTGTTAATGCCGCAACAAACGTAACTGGAACACTTCCAGTAGCTAATGGTGGTACTGGCATTACATCATTAGGAACTGGAATAGCAACCTTCTTAGGAACGCCATCTAGTGCTAATTTAGCTGCCGCTTTAACTGATGAAACTGGTAGTGGTGCAAATGTATTTGCAACATCTCCAACTCTTGTTACTCCTATTCTTGGTACTCCTACAAGTGGCACATTAAGCAATTGCACAGTAGATGGAACAAACAGCGTTGGTTTTTTAAACATTCCACAAAATAGTCAATCAGCAGCTTACACGCTAGTTTTGGCTGATGCGGGCAAACATATCTTTCACCCATCAACAGACGCAAATGCAAGGACTTTTACAATCCCTGCAAACAGTTCTGTTGCTTATCCAATTGGCACAGCGATCACGTTTATTAACATGACAAGCCAAGTGGTGACAATTGCAATTACTACTGACACAATGTATTTATCTTCTGCGGGAACAACTGGCTCACGTTCATTGGCTCAGTATGGCTCTGCAACGGCTATAAAAATGACTTCAACAACTTGGTTAATTTCAGGGAGTGGATTGACATGAGTGGCGCTTTACAAGCTGTTTTTCAAAATCAACGATCATTTGGCCCAGCGCAAGGCGATCAAGTTTACACAACTGCTGGCACATTTTCATGGGTTGCGCCTACTGGAATTACAAAAGTTTCTGTAGTTACGGTGGCTGCTGGAGGGTCTGGTGCTAGAGGATGTAATTGCAATTGCTTCCCTGCTGGATGTTTTTCTGGCGCTGGAGGCGGTGGCGGTGGACTTGCCTACCGAAACAATTACACAGTTATTCCTGGTAACTCTTATACAGTAGTTGTTGGTACTGGTGGCGGTGTTCCTGCAACTACAGGCAGAAGTTATTTTTGCAGCACAGCAGTTTTGGGTGCAAATGGTGGTGCTACTGCTGTCAAATTTACTGGTGGTGCTGGTGGTGCATCGTTAGGCGTTTCTGGGACAACTGGCTATTCTGGTGGAACAGGTGGAACAGGTGGAACAGGTGGAAATAATCCTGGCGCTGGTGGTGGTGGTAGCGCAGGTTATTCTGGAAATGGCGGCAATGGTGGCGCTCCTAGAGGGTCTGGTTCAGCAGGAACTACTGACGCTTCAGGTGGTGGTGGTGGTGGAGATGGTTCTGGTGGTGGATGCGCTGGCACTATGAAGGGTGGCGGTGGCGGTGGTGGTCTTGGACTTTATGGTTCTGGCTCTGCTGGCGCTGGTGGCACAAGTCCAAATGGCGGTGGGGGCGGTAGTGGAGGCGGCACTGGTTGCGCTGGCCTTACTACCCAAGGTGGAAATGGTGGTTCTTATGGCGGTGGCGGTGGTGGTGGTAGAGGACTTAACAATAAAGTAGGCGGCACTGGTAAAAATGGCGCTGTTCGTATTGTTTGGCCTGGCTGTACTAGGTCATTCCCATCAACTAATGTGGGTGCGTGATGAATTTATACATTCAAATTGAAAACGGGCAGCCAATTAATCACCCTGCATTTGAGCAGAATTTAATTGAAGCATTTGGTGAAATTCCATCAAATTGGGAAGCATTTATTCGTGTTGAGAGACCCACGCCAACAATTTATCAAGTTTTTGATAACGAAGAAACTATTTATGCAAAAGTTAATGGAGTTTGGACAGATGTTTGGTCGTTAAGAGATATGACCGAACAAGAAGTAACTGCTAAACAACAAGGTGTAATTGATGAATTTAATTCTCGTGAACAAGCAGAAAATTGGTCTGCTTGGGTTTTAGATCAAGCCACTTGTGTAATGCGTCCTCCAATTCAAAGACCACAAAGAATTGAAGGAAAAAATGTTTTTTGGTGTGGCGCTGAAAACAATTGGAAAGAAGCCCCACAACAGCCTGTTGATAATAATCAATATAAATTTGATTTTTTTGCTTGGCAATGGATTCAAGTTGTAAACTGAATTCTTATTAAACCAAGGAATAATCATGGCTAAAGTAGCATCCAAAAAATTAAAAGTATGCAAAGCTGCCAAACAAGTGGCAAATGTTGTTCAAAACACTCAATTACAAGTTGCATTTCACTTTCCTTGTCCAATTTATTTAATTGAACGCCCCGATTTCTTGGATGTTGTCAAACAAGTTTCAGAGGAAGCTCTTGAAAGTCAACGTAAAACACAAGAAATTGACGAAATTTATCCAATGGTAATGAGTGAAAATTATTTTTCGGATGTTCGTTTAAGTAAATTTTCTGAATTTATTGGGTCAACTGCATGGAACATTCTTAATGAACAAGGATATGCCATGCAAGACAAATCTGTTCAATTTACAGAGATGTGGACGCAAGAACACTTTAAACATTCAGCTATGGATGCTCATGTTCATGGTTTTGGTTCGCAAATCGTTGGGTTTTATTTTCTCGAAACACCAGAAAATTCTTCCCATGTTGTGTTTCACGATCCAAGGTCTGCAAAGGTACAAATTGATTTACCAGAACAAGACATGAGTTTGGCAACACCCGCAAGCAAAATGATTAACTTTACGCCAAAACCAGGCATGATGATATTTGCAAATTCTTGGCTTGCTCATTCATTTACACGCCATGCTGCTGAACTACCAATTAAATTTGTGCATTTTAATTTGACTGTAATTAGAGCGCCACAACAAACTTGCTCTTTTTCTCCAGCAGCTGAGATTGTATGAATACCTATCAAATACGTTTTAATAAAAGCCGAGGGCAAGCTGGTCGAGGTTCAATAGATCACGTTTGGCGTGTGTTTGAAAATGGCAAAGAATATTTATTTAAAAACTTAGATATTTCAGTTCCTATTAAAAGCGAAAAAGATAGCAATGGTGCAGACTACAATATTGTCTGTAAAGGCTATTTGCAAATTAATAAAGATACCTCAACTGCAATTATTGTTTCTAAAATAAAACAATTGGAATTAGCATGACAGAAGAAGTTACACACGAACAAATCTACGAAAGACTACTTGCAGTAGAAACCAAGGTAGATAGCATAGACAAGAACACAAGTGGTCTTGTAGAGGCTATAAAGGCTCTTGATGGTGCTTTTAAAGTCTTGGGTTGGGTTGCTTCTGCTGCCAAGCCTATTCTATGGGTTGGTGCGTTAATTATGGCGGCTGGCGCTATCTGGCAGACATGGCTTAAAAAGTAATGGCTAATGTAAAACAACAGTTAGATATTCCTGCTATACCTAGTTTGGGTGCATCAGGAGTTGTCTATTCTCAAAATGTCCAGAACCAAAACAATGGACTATTGAGGTTGTTTTTTACCAAGTTACTTAATTCAATACAGTCTATTTTTGGACCAAGGGGTGGCAAGTATCTGAATAACCCTTACGGGGCTTTTCAAGATGGCACAGATCAGATTGCTGCCAATACAACTACGGCCTATCCTATAACTTTTGATACAACTGATTTCGCAAATGGAGTCACTTTATCAAATAGTTCAAGACTTAATGTTACAGACTCAGGAATTTATAACATTCAGTTTTCTATTCAATTAGTAAATACAACTAATGCCTCTCAAGATGTAGACATTTGGTTTAGAAAAAATGGTACAAACATAGATAAATCTAACAGTAGATATGGTCTAGCACCAAGAAAAGGCATGGGAGATCCATTTCATGTTATATGTGCTTTAAATTTCTTTGTTGATTTAAGTGAAAATGATTATGTTGAGATTGTTTGGAGAACAAGTGATGTTGGAGCATATATTGAACATTACGTTGCTAGCTCAACACCAACTAGGCCATCAATTCCATCTGTAATTGTTACAATTAGCTTTGTGTCTAATCTACCAACGATATAGAATGCAGATATGGCATACATTCCACTACAAATTCCACCAGGCGTATACAAAAATGGGACTGAATATCAGTCTAAAGGCCGTTGGAACGGATCAAATTTGGTACGTTGGTACGAAGGCACTATCCGTCCAGTAGGTGGATGGAGGAAGCGTGCTACTTCTCAGTTAACGGGTATGGCTCGGGGTTTGATTAACTGGCGGGACAACTCAAACAATAGACGTATCGGAATTGGTACACATTCAAAGCTTTATGCAATGAATGAGGGTGGAACCCTGACAGACATCACTCCAACATCTTTTACTGTTGGTGATGCAGATGCTGTATTGAAGATTGGATATGGCTATGGTACTTACGGCAATGCTGCCTATGGTGTAGCAAGGCCAGACTTGGGTTCATACACACCTGCTACTACTTGGAGTTTGGATACTTGGGGTGAGTATTTAGTTGCTTGCTCATCAAAAGATGGCAAGTTACTTGAATGGCAGTTAAATACTTCTAATGATGCTGTTGCGATTACTAACGCACCAACAAGCTGTACTGGTTTAATTACTACTCAAGAACGATTCTTGTTTGCATTAGGTGCAGGTGGTAATCCCCGTAAGGTTCAATGGTGTGACCAAGAAAACAATACTGTTTGGACTCCTGCTGCAACCAACCAGGCTGGAGACTTTGAGTTAACCACAATTGGCTCTTTGCAGTGCGCTAAACGCATCCGTGGCGCTACTATTCTGTTTACTGATGTGGATGTACATACTGCCACCTACATTGGTCCTCCGTTCATTTACGGCTTTGAGCGTGTAGGTAGCGGATGTGGGGTTATTTCTAAGCAATCAGTAGCCGCTACTGACAATGCTTGCATTTGGATGTCTGGTACAGGATTCTGGATATACGATGGCTTTGTTAAACCTTTAAACTCTGACGTTTCTGATTACGTGTTCAGTAACTTAAACGTTACACAGTCATCCAAGGTCTATTGTGTCCACAATTCAACATTTGGTGAGATCTGGTGGTTTTACCCAAGTTCTGCCTCTAACGAAATAGATTCTTACGTTTCTTACAATTATCGTGAGAATCATTGGGCTATTGGTACGTTAGCACGTACGTGTGGGACAGATCGTGGCATCTTCAATAACCCAATTATGGTTTCTACAGACGGGTACGTTTATGAGCATGAAGTTGGCTTTGCTTATGATGGACAGACATTGTTTGCTGAGTCTGGACCAGTAGAGTTGGGTAATGGTGATAGAACCATGAGTCTGACAGGATTAGTTCCCGATGAAGATACGGCTGGTGACGTACAGGTACGTTTTAGCACTAAGTTCTATCCAAATGCTACTGAATACAGTCATGGCCCATATTCAATGTCAAGCCCTACTTCTGTACGCATAAGTGGCAGACAAGTAGCCGCAAAGATTGAAGGTGTGAGATTAACTGATTGGCGAGTAGGTGTTATTAGATTTGATGGGAAACCTGGCAGTTTAAGATGATTGACTATGAAAAGTACAAGATTAATGGTGAATTGCCATTATGGGCTGTATCTTTTCAAAAAGTAGAGAAAATTCTTGAAGCTGCTTTAGAATACGATAACACGCATAATATGCAGGACGTAGCCGACTGTATTGACAGTTGTACGATGCAATTATGGCCTGGAGTTAATAGTGCGGTAATAACTCAGGTTCAAAACTTTCCAAGAATGAAGGTTTTGCACATATTTTTGGCATCTGGTGATCTAGCAGAACTAGAAACACTCACCCCCCATATTCAGAAGTTCGCTGAAGACATGGAATGCCGCAAGATCACCTTAACAGGACGTAGAGGCTGGTCAAGAACTTTTGTATCCAAATTTAACATGAAGCCAACACATTATTGGCTATCTACGGAGGTGTAATTATGTCTGGTGGTTCAAGTCAACAAACAGCGCAGCTTGACCCTGCATTGCGTGATGCCTATTTACAGAACGTAAGTAGCGCACAAGGTGTAGCCGCAAATTTAGCTCCTAGACAATTTGCTGATTTCACCGCAGATCAAAGAGCTTCTCAACAACTATATCAACAATTTGCTGACCCTAACAGCGAAGTATTCCGTGGTATGCGTGATGCTTATGGTGTTGCTAACCAAGCCGCTAATTACAATCCACAAAATGTGCGTTATAACGCTTATGGTGGTGCAACAGTAGATCCTGCTGCTTTGGCTGCTCAAACAGGTTATGGTGCTACTACTGGTCAATTTGCAAATGCAGGACCTGCCACACTTGCTGGCGCACAAGGTTATGGTGCTGTTGCGGGTACTGGTACATCTGCTGGTGATGCACAAAACGCTGCTGCATTAGGTTACACGGCAAATCTATTTGGTGGAGTGCAGTCTTTACCTGCTAGTATGACTCAAGGTACTGGTTACACAGCCAATGAGTTTGGTGGCGCACAAGCCGCACCTGCTAATTTATATCAATCGTCTGGATACGATGCCACAACTTATGGTGGCGCACAAGCTGAAGCCGCTAGGTTGGCTCAAGCTACTGGCTATACGGCAGCAGGATATGGCGGTCAAGCTGCTGGTCCTATAGAGCGTTTTACTGGTGCTACTGCCACTCCTGCATCTAATGTAACTGGTCAAGGATATACAGCAGATCGTTTTGGCGGTGCTACATCTGATCCTGCCGCAGTTGCTGCCGCACAAGGTTATACCGCTGAAAGATTTGGTGGAGTTACTGCTGGTGATGCAGAAAGAGCGCAAGCCGCTGCTTTAGGCCGTGGTGACATCCGTGATGTATCTGCCCAACAGATTGCTGCCCAACAAGTTGCCGCTGAACGTGTTGCCGCCCAACAAGCCGCTGCCGCACAAGCCGCCCGTAGTGGTGCTAGAGATGTATTCTCTACTGGTGTATCAGGCGCACAAGTTACTTCTGAAGCTTTGGGACAGATTGCTCCACAAGCTCGTGCAAATGTACGTGACATACAAGCTGGATCATTCTTAAACCAGAATATTCAGCAGTATATGAATCCATATACACAAGCTGTTACTGAACAAAGCTTGAGGGATTTAGAGCGTTCACGCCAGTTACAACAACAACAAACTTCTGCCCAAGCTACTGCCGCTGGTGCATTTGGCGGCTCACGTCAGGGTGTTGCAGAAGCTGAGACTAATCGTGCATTTGGAGAGAATGCGGCTCGATTGGTTGCCCAACAGAATGCCGCTGCTTTCCAAGCTGCACAACAAGCTTCTGAGGCTGATATTGCTCGTACCATGCAAGCACAACAGCTTAACCAAGCACAAGATGCTGCGACTACTCAACAGTCTTTACAGTTGGCAGGTCAATTTGGCTTGGCTAACCAAGATGCAAACTTACGTGCGGCTTTGGCTAACCAAGGTGTTGACACTCAGTATGGCTTGTCAAATGCTCAGTTGCAACAACAAGCAACATTGGCAAACCAAGATGCAAACTTGAGAGCCTCACTTGCCAACCAATCCACTGGATTACAAGCACAACAGTTAAATCAGTCTGCTGCACTGCAAGCGGCACAAGCTAATCAAGATGCGGCTTTACGTGCTTCACTTGCCAACCAAGGTATAGACTTAAATGTTGGTCAGCTAAATACGCAAAATGCTCAACAAGCAGCATTGGCTAATCAAGCTGCCGCCAATCAAATGGCTCAGTACAATGCAGGTAACTTGCAACAGGCAGGTTTATCTACTCAAGCTGCCGCTAATCAGGCTGCACAGTTTGGTACTGCCGCCCAGAATGCTGCTGCTTTACAGAATGCCGCTGCTCAGAATCAGATGAATCAATTTAATGTAGGGAATCTACAGCAAGCTGGTTTGGCAGGTTCTGCGGCTGCTAATGCGGCTGGTCAGTTTGGCGCTC